CGTAGATATGTACGGGCTTGTAGAGATTGATATTCTAACCGATATGGCGCGGAGAATATCGACCTATGATTATTTCATACCCGCAGCTCAACACCAGCTACAGAAACTTGAAGAGCTGGGCGCTGTTCGTGAGGAAATAATCGCAAGGCTGGCGGCTATGACAGGCCAGACGCAAGCCGAGATTGTAGAGCTTTTAACCGAAGCGGGCGCGGAAGCTATAGCGGACGATATAGAGTATTATACCGCCGCCGAAGTATACGCGCCCGACAAGGTCAATACAGAAGCCCTATACGAGCACCTCAACGCCGGTCTGCTACAGACACAACAGGCGTTTTTTAATATCACGGGAACGACAGCCAACACCGCTACGAAACAATTTGAACTTGCTCTAGATAGGGCGTGGACGCAGATTAACACGGGAGGCTTTGACTATAATACCGCGATTAAAAACGCTATTACAGAGCTTGCGGGTGACGGTATCGGCGCTATTGAGTATAAGAGTGGAAGAGTTGACAGTATAGAGGTTGCTGTACGTCGTGCTGTAATGACCGGCGCAAACCAAACAGCCCTAAAGACGCAAGAGACGTTAGCCGACCAACTGGAAATCGACCTTGTAGAAACCACCGCACACGGCGGGGCGCGTCCAGATCACGCGAAATGGCAAGGCAAGGTATTTTCCCGTAAAGGCCGGGTAACGATTGACGGCGTAACCTATGAGGACTTTAGAAAGGCTACAGGCTACGGCACAGGGGCGGGGCTTGGCGGTTGGAACTGCCGACACAACTTCCACCCTTATGTACCGGGAACGTCGAGAGCATACAGCAAAAGCCAGCTAAAGGACTACGAGGCTAAGAACGTCGAGTACAACGGCGAGAGGTATACCGAGTACGAGGCTTCACAGATACAACGCGGTATAGAGCGAGAAATCAGAAAGCAGAAGCGCACTATTGCGGCTCTTGAAGCGGCGGGCGCAGATGCGAGCCAGTACCGTACAAAGCTCCGCGACGCTCAGAAGTCGTACACAGACTTTAGTAAACAAACCGGCCTTAAAAAGCAATCTGCGAGAACGCAAGTAGGATAAGAGAGCAACTTGTAAGAAATCCTTACAGGTTGCTTTTTTATACAATATTGTCTTGCGGGCAGACGATTAAAAGCCCGCTGTTCCCGGCGCTGAGTGGCAGCGCGTTTATAAGTTAAATCGCGGGACAGGAAAGGAAACAACATGGAAGAACTCAAAAACATTTTTGGCGAAAATGCTCTGACCTACGAACAGTTTACCGCGCAGCTCGAAGCGGCAGACAAGAAAACCCTTAACCTTGCTAACTTGGCAAAGGGCGGGTATGTAGCAAAGGACAAATTCACCAACAAGGAAACCGAGCTTGCTACGGCACAGGCCACCATTCAAGAACTACAGGACGCTGTAAAAAAGTTTGATGGTGTGGACGTTGACAAGCTCAGAAACGACATGGCCGCTTTGCAAACCAAGTACGACAGCGACCTTGCCGCTGCAAGACTGGACAATGCGCTTAACCTTGCCTTGATGGAAGCTAAAGCGCGAGACCCAAAGCTGGTTAAAGCTCTGCTTGATATGTCCGTTGTAAAGCTGGACGGTGAGCAGCTTATGGGACTGAATGACCAGCTTTCTAAAATCACCGAATCCCACGGCTACCTTTTCGCCGCAGACGACCCGAACGGCGGCGAGGGTGGCGAAAGAAAAAACACCGGCGCGCCCCATGTACCGAATAACAAGCCGGACTTTTCCAAAATGTCCGACGCTGAGTATTACGCGTACGTGGCCGCAAATAAAAAATAACTTTTGGAGGTAATTCAAAATGGCAAACACTTTTCTCACTTGTCAAGAAATCGCAAGACAGGCTCTGCCTCTGCTGCATGACAACCTTGTTTTCCCGGCTCTGACCTACAAGGACTACAGCGGCGAGTTCCAAGCAAAGGGCGACACTATCCAAGTGCGTAAGCCCGCCAAGTTCACCGCTAACGAGTTTAACGGCACTATCGCTACTCAGGACACTACCGAGGGCAGCGTGCTGGTTACTCTCGACAAGATCGCGGACGTTTCTACCGTGCTGACTTCCAAGGAAATGTCCCTCAACATTGAGGACTTTACCGCCCAAATCCTCCAGCCCGCTATGATGGCTATCGCTGAGAAGATTAACAAGGACGGTCTTGCCCTGTATAAGGACATTACCAACAACACCGGCACGGCTGGTACTACTCCCTCTACTCTGACCGATATCGCTGGTGCTGCCAAGGTGCTGAATCAGAACAAAGCCCCGATGGAGGGTCGTTCCGCTGTTTGGGATGCCGAAGCTCTGGCCGCTTTCCAGACCCTCGACGCTGTTGTCCATGCTGAGAAGTCTGGTACTACCGCAGCTCTGCGCGAGGGTAGCATTGGCCGTCTGCTGGGCGTTGACAACTACATGAGCCAAGCTGTCGCCAACGATGGCGAGTACACCGCTAACCTCATGTTCCACAAGAACGCCTTTGCTTTCGACAACCGTCCTCTGGAGGTTGCTCACGGCGCAGAGAGCTACGTCACCAGCTTCAACGGCCTGTCTATCCGCGTGACTATGGGATACGACATGACCACCAAGAAGCAGACTCTTTCTATCGACTGCCTGTACGGTTACAAGACCCTGTACCCCGAGCTGGCTGTTGTGGTCAAGGGCTAAAAGGAGGCGGCGGGTATGGCTTACTCCGACTATACTTTTTATCTCAATGAGTATAAGGGGGCAGTAGCGGAGGACGTTTATACCCGCCTACTTCCCCGCGCTACTGCTGAGATCGACCGCATGACCTTTAACCGTGCGCGTACTGCCAGCGGAGACAGTCTTACGGCTGTTAAGTTCGCCGAGTGCGCTGTTGTGGAAGAGCTTAACTATCAAGGCACAAGCGGAGCGGGAGACGTTACGAGCGAAAGCAATGACGGTATTTCTCGCTCCTACTCTTCCGGGATTGCAAAGACGGCTCGACAGCGGATTAACGCCGCCGCCGACACCTATTTGACAAATACCGGCCTTTGTGCTGTGCCGATTTAAGGGGGCGTTTAATGTGATTGCTTGCGATCAGACAATAACCCTCGTACACCATACAACTGACTGGAACGGGGATTCATATTCGTGTATCGTTCTTAATGGTGCAAGCTGGTACTCCAAGACCGTTATTACAACGAGCGGTGACGGAGCAAAACCCGCTAACACTTACGAAGTGCGTGTACTCGGAAACAAAGATATTTTCCCCGCGCTCGGTGATTACGTTGTAAGAGGCGTTGTAAAGAGCGTTACAAAGCCGTCCGACCTTAAAGGCGTTGAGCATTTCCGCATTACGTCCGTAGGCGATAACAGACGCGGCAGCTTGCCACATTGGAGGTTGAGCGGGTCGTGAAGCTGAAAGTAACCGTTGATATCAATACCGCAAGAATACTGAGGGAGCGAGGTTTGGGCGGCGACAACAGAGCGCAAAGAGAGTTTGCGTCCAGAGTTAAGGCGCACTTAGACCCGTACACTCCGTATCAAAACGGCGGACTTATGACGCAGACGGCTACAATAGCCCCGGACGGCTCGGCCATCGTCTACAATGCTCCTTATGCTCACTATCAGTACTACGGCAAAGTAATGGCGGGTCGTGCGCCTAAACATTACACAGGCGACGACTTGACGTACAGCGGTGGCGGTATGCGCGGCGCTCAATGGGATAAACGTATGTTGGCAGATAAGCACGACGATCTCGTGCGAGACCTTGAAACGATCATAGGAGGCGGCTAAATGACAGTTATTGAATGTGTGAGGGATTGGCTCAAAGAGTATTCGGGACTGTCTGGCCGCCTTGATGTGGACTTTCTCGGCGAAGATGCAGACGCTTACTCTATCGACACTATCCCGAGCGAAGAGGTCATAAAACGCTATAAGGACGGCGGGTGCGTTAAGCAGTTTCAATTTGCTGTATCGTCCCGCCGTTTCTACGATCAGAACATAGCCCAGAATATCGAGAACCTAAAGTTTTTCGAGGACTTGGGCGCATGGGTGGAAGCAAGGGCGAAAGCTCGTAAGCTGCCCGTGATGGATAGCGGGAAAACCGCACAAAAAATCGTAGTCACGTCTACAGCTTACCCGTTTATCATTTCCGAAGATGGTAAAGCGCGGTATCAAATGCAGATGCGGC